CTGTGGAAATTCTTGATTTGTGTCAAAGAATTCTAGCACCTAAAAAAAAATGCGAGGCTAAAAAATGAAAATAAAAATGTTCTCTTTGTTCGATACAAAAGCGGAAGCGTTCGGAGTTCCTTTCTTTATGGTTCAACGTGCTATGGCTAAACGTGCCATGATGGACCTGGCTAATGATTCAACCACGCTTGTCTCAAAACATCGGGAAGATTTCATTTTATATGAAATTGGAGAATTCGATGATTCAATCGGAACGCTTACTCCTCATGCTATTCCTGTTAACTTGGGGATTACTCCTACTTCAATTTCTGCTGTTGATTCTGTGATGCAAAATAATGGGTCTGCTGAATTGTTAGACCTTAGCTTTATCAACAACAAAAAATAAAATATAAACTTGGAGGGAACCAATGCAGAGCGTAATGACTCATCAATTTTCGGAAGTGCCGAAGGCTGAAATTCAACGGTCGCAATTTGATCGATCTCATGGTTATAAAACTACGTTTGACGCTGGTTATCTTGTCCCCGTCTTCATTGATGAAGCTCTTCCCGGGGACACCATGAATTTGAAAATGAATGCCTTCGCGCGCCTCGCCACTCCCATTAAGCCTGTCATGGATAACATGACAATGGAATCCTTCTTTTTTGCCGTCCCATATCGATTAATTTGGAATAATTTCCAAAAATTCATGGGCGAACAAACTAATCCTGGGGATTCTACTTCCTTCACTGTACCCCAAATGACTGGTCCAACGACACCTGGTATTCTTGTTGGATCTCTAAGTGATTATTTTGGGATTCCTACGGGTGTCGCTTCGTTAACCTTTAACTCGCTGTTTCATCGAGCCTATAATCTTATTTGGAACGAATGGTTCCGTGATGAAAACTTGCAAAACTCTATTACCGTCGATAAGGGTGATGGACCGGACACGTATACAAATTACGTTCTACAAAAACGTGGAAAACGGAAAGATTATTTTACTTCTGCTCTTCCATGGCCTCAAAAAGGCTCAGCGGTGACTTTGCCTCTTGGCACAACCGCTCCCGTTAACCGTGTGAATAATGCTGTTTTTTGGAAAGCTATGACCACGGGGACAAATAACATTCCTGCTGATAGTACTATTTCCACCATTAATGCTGCGGGCAACGTCGCTGTGACGACGGGCCCAACTGGTATTTCGTTTGATCCGCGGGGCGGTCTTGTGGCTGATCTCACTAACGCAACTGCGGCAACCATAAACTCCCTTCGTGAAGCTTTTCAACTTCAAAAAATGTACGAACGTGATGCACGAGGTGGGACGCGTTATACCGAAATTGTAAAGTCTCATTTCGGTGTAACTTCTCCCGATGCTCGCTTACAGCGACCTGAATACTTAGGAGGCGGATCTTCTCCTGTAAACATTCATCCTGTACAACAGACTTCCGTTACTGGTACTACTCCTCAAGGAAATCTTGCCGGATTTGGTACCTTGAGTGCTCAAGGGCACGGGTTTACAAAATCTTTCACTGAACACTGTTTACTTATTGGTTTGATTTGCGTTCGTGCTGATTTAACTTATCAGCAGGGCCTAAACCGAATGTTCTCCCGCCGTACTCGGCCTGATCATTATTGGCCGGCTTTGTCTCACCTTGGTGAACAATCTGTTCTCAATAAAGAAATTTATTGTGATGGCTCTGCCAATGACAACCTTGTTTTTGGTTATCAGGAGCGATATGCTGAGTATCGTTACAAGCCGTCATTGATTACCGGAAAGTTTCGGTCTACATATGCTACTCCTTTGGATACGTGGCATCTTTCGCAAAAATTCACTGCTCTACCAACCCTGGGGGATACCTTCATTAAGGAGACACCACCTGTTGATCGTGTTATCGCGGTTACCACTGAGCCTCATTTCCTTTATGATTCTTTCTTCCAGTACAAATGTGCTCGTCCAATGCCTACGTATAGTGTACCTGGTTTGGTGGACCATTTCTAATGGGCATGACTGCTATTTTGAGTGCAGTTGCCCCCGCTGTTGGTATGGGGGCGAATGGGATCCTTGGCTATATGGGCCAACGCGAAACCAACAAAGCCAATCGCGATATGGCCTCAAGTCAGATGGCTTTTCAAGAGAGAATGTCCAATACCTCTCATTTTCGTGAGGTCGAGGACCTTCGGGCCGCGGGCCTGAATCCAATACTCTCTGCGAATGGCGGAGCTTCTTCACCTTCTGGGGCTTCTGCTACTATGGCAAATGCTATGGAGCCCCTTGCTTCTTCCGCACGGGATGTCCCTCGTGTAATTCAGGAAATGAAGTTATTAAAACAGCAAATCAAAAATGCCCAGCAAGAATACCGCGAAAGTAGAGCTCGCGAAAATAAAACTTACATAGATGCTGAAATCGGCTATGAAAATCGCGAGCAGATTATGAAACAAAATCGGATTCTTGAAACTGAGGCATGGAATGCTGAAAACATAAACGCGTGGCGTAAAAAAGCTCCAAATTATTTTGGGGCTGTGGATACTTTTGGTCAATCAATTGGAGCAATTGGTAATTCTTCTAAATCTCTGTTAAATCTTATTCCCGGGAGAAAATAAAATGGGTATGTACAACGATAAACCGTTAACCGAGTTTGGTTTGGCTTGTGAGCCTGGCTCTTCTCGTACAAAACAATCCTTCGCTGACGAAACTGATATTAATAAAATTATTGCTCGGTATGATAAAACTGGCATGATTGAACATTTGAATGAACGGACTCCTTTCTATGGTGATGTGTCTGAACTTGTAGGCTATCAAGATGCGCTTAATATTGTGAATCAAGCTGAATCTCTTTTCGCCTCTATGTCTGCTAATATACGGGAACGTTTCTCAAATGACCCAACTAAAATGATTGCCTTTCTCGATGACGTTAGGAATAGGGATGAGGCTATTAAATTGGGTATGATACTTCCTGTTCCCGAAACTGTTAATACTTCAACTGGCGAAATTAAAAATGTCTAGCTCTTATATCCTGCTCTCTATTCTGAGCGCTATCATTGGTTCTTTGATTGCCTTTCTACATGGGACCCCGAAAGGGGTCCCTACGGGGTCCGGGGGTGTGCCCCCGGTGATTCTATCGTCTTCACCCGTGGCCGGATACTCGCAATCCGTAGGGGTGGAAGCTGGGGAGCCCTCCGGGGCTCCCCGCTGATCTAAAAAGTGCCGAAAGGCACGCCCACACAGTTCTCTACTTGATGTAACTGTGTGGACTGACACCAAAATCTTTGGTGTCTAAAAAAATAGGGGGTTAAATATGGGTTATCGTCGTCGCATGAGTTCAAAAAGCAGTAAAAAATACTTTTCTCGCGGGGCTAATCGTATTCACAAAAAAAATGTGATGGCCGTCCCTCTTTATCGGGGCGGTATCCGTCTCTAGGTGCCGTGCTACTCACCTTTGACTGCTTGGGTTTGTGGAAAGACGGAAACGGGAAAGCGTCAGCTAACGTTTCGTCGCGCTGCGGCCACTATACCAGGGGAGTTACAACTTCCGTGCGGTCAGTGTGTCGGGTGTCGTTTGGAACGATCCCGCCAATGGGCTATGAGGTGCGTTCACGAGGCCTCTCTTTACGAAGAAAACTGCTTCGTAACCCTTACGTATGAAAAAATGCCCCATGGCGAATCTCTCGACAAAACCGAGTTTCAAAGGTTCATGAAACGGCTTCGTAAAGCCGTTGGACCTGTTCGGTTTTATCATTGCGGTGAATATGGGGACCAAGGTGGTCGTCCCCATTATCACGCTCTTCTGTTCGGTTATGATTTTCCTGATAAAGTTCTTCATTCTGAAAAGGGTGGAAATAAATTGTACACTTCTGAACTTCTTGGGAAATTGTGGCCCCTTGGTTTCTCTCTTATCGGCGCAGTCACCTTCGAAAGTGCGGCTTATGTCGCACGTTACATAATGAAAAAAATAAATGGTGATTCTGCCGACGAGCATTATCAAGGTCGTCAACCTGAATACACCACGATGTCTCGCCGGCCTGGTATTGGAAAACAGTGGTATGATAAATTTAAAAATGATGTTTTCCCGTCGGACGAAGTAATCGTCCGTGGTGTACAAACAAAACCCCCAAGGTTTTATGAAAATATCCTTGACAAAAATGATCCCGTGATGTATGCTTCTGTAAAAGCTGAACGTAAGTTAAAGGGTTTGCGAGCTTCCTCCGATAACGATTCGTTTCGGCTTCGTGTTAAAGAAGAATGCGCGAGCTCAAAAATGAAACTTCTTGTCCGGCCATTGGAGGTTTCATGATCATTAAGTTTGAGGAATTTGTTTCATTGTACAACGAAATAAAAAAGCAATTTCCTGATTTGATTCCTGTGGAAATTCTTGATTTGTGTCAAAGAATTCTAGCACCTAAAAAAAAA